TTCTTTCAAACGGCTTCAAGATCAGAAATTCCACCAGTGAGATGAACAACTCTGGAACGTCTATGATCTTCGCAGCCTTCGCCGAAAACCCATTCAAGAACGCTCTTGCGAGGTAACCCATGTTTCTACTAAACGGAGTTCCCCTCCCACTCGACACGCCATTTACCACCGAAGACGGTACGCAATACCCGGCCAACTGGCTACGCCTGTCAACCGCAGCGGAAAAAGCCTCCATCGGCGTAACGGAAGCCCCTGACGCCCCGGCGTATGATGACCGCTACTACTGGGGTCCGGGCAATCCGAAAGACCTCGCTACGTGCAAGGCCAGTGCGATTGCCGCAATCAAGGCAGCCGCCGGCAGCATGATCGCCCCCAGTGATTGGAAGATCATTCGTGCAACAGAGAAGGGCATAGCGGTTGCCGCTGACGTTCTGGCCGCCCGCGCCGCAATTCGGGCCGCGTCGGACGTCAACGAAGCTGCTGTCACTGCTTGCACCACGGTAGATGAATTGGCCGCATTACAAATGGTCTGGCCAACCACTGACTAAGCGGAGGCGTTATGCAAAAGGTGTTACTGGGTTTTCTTATGGGATTAGCCGCAACATCTTTTGCACTGACGCGAAACGATGACGGCAGCGTCGTATTGTCGCGAGAAGAAGCCCGCCAAATTGAAATCAATTGGTGGCAGATGGAGCAGGCGCTGCAAGGCGCTTACAAACAGATTGCATTTTTGAATAAGCAGATGGAAGACCTGCAAAAAGCCAAGTGTTCTTAATATGCTGCCAAAAGTAGTGCGAGTTTTAGGCCGGGACATACCTCTTGTATTTGTCGAAGATATGAACCGGGCTTTTGGGGAATACGATTATACAGCGCAGATTGTCCGAATTTTAAGGGGGCAGCAACCTGCATTTGAGGCCGACACGGTACTGCATGAATTGATCCACGCGATTGATGACGTCATGCAGCTACATATGAAAGAGCGGCAAGTGCATTGTGTGGCAAGCGGTATTATCGCTTTGCTGAAAGATAACCCGGAATTATTTGAATATTTGCGCCATGCTATCCGCTCCGAACGAACATCAAGTTGACGACGCTATTGAAGCTGCTTTGCTTCGAAAAGACGTTGAACTTTTGACCGAAAAGGTAGAGAAGTTATCTAAGGACGTCGAAGACTTAGTTGACGCTTGGAAAACCGCCAACAACGTCGTTGCCTTTGTGAAATGGGCGTCCGGTCTAGCCGTCGCCGTCATCTCCCTTTGGGCTATTTTTAAGTCGTATTTCGTCAAATGATTCAAAACCCCCGTTCATCCATTGCCGCGCTGGCGCTATCCGCCGCCGCTTTGGTCGGCATTGCCACCCACGAAGGTTTTGAGCCTGTCGCAAAACCCCCCGTACCGGGCGACGTCCCAACTTATGGTTTTGGCACAACGGAAGGCGTTAAAAACGGCGACAAGATTGACCCGGTGACTGCGTTGAATCGGGCGCTGACCGACATCCGCAAATACGAAGGGGCCGTCAAGAAATGCGTGAAAGTGCCTTTGCACCAATACGAATATGACGCCTATATAAGCCTGTCATACAATATTGGGACAGGCGCTTTTTGTGGTTCTACGCTGGTGAAGAAATTGAACGCCGGCGATTATGCGGGTGCGTGCCAGCAGATTCTTGTCTGGGATAAATTCAAGGGTGCGCCGTTAAAAGGGCTGACCATTCGCCGCCAGAAGGAATACAGACAATGCCTTGGTCTATAAGTTGGAAGTTGATCGGGTATGCGTTGCTGGCGTTGGTTTTGACTGCCAGCCACGTTGTTGCTTGGCGAGATGGCGCAGAACACGTCACAGCAAAGTGGGACAAAGAAAAAATTACTGAAGCGCAGGCTGTTGCCGACATGGAACGCAAACTGCGCCAAACCGAATTTGAAATGCAGCAACAGGTCAGCAAAGTATTGAAGGATAAAACGGATGAAATTGCCCGCCTTAATCGCCAGCATGACACTATTGTTGACGGGTTGCGCAAGCGTGCTGCCCGTCCAGCCGCCGTGCCAGTGCCCCCGAGTACCGGAACTACAGAAAGCCCCTGCCAGTGTGACGGAAGACAGCTTTACCGAGAAGATGCAGAATTTCTTGTCCGGGAAGCTAGACGGGCCGACGCCATCCGAATCGAACTCGAAGCCTGTTACCAGCAGTACGAACAAATCCGGCAATTAAATCAAAACTGATATGGCCCTTTACCCGATCAAATTACCGCCCGGCGTATTCCGAAACGGCACTGAATATCAGTCCGCCGGTCGGTGGTATGACGCCAATCTGGTTCGTTGGTTTGAAGGCACCATGCGGCCGGTTGGCGGCTGGGTCAAAGAAAGCAACACCCAACTGACCGGCGTTTGTCGCGGCCTGTATGCGTGGAAGTCGAACGATTACGTTCGGTATGCTGCGATTGGCACTAACGCCAAACTGTACGCGTACGGTGGCGGGTCGTTTGTCGATATCACCCCCGCCAGCTACACGGTTGGCCGTGTGGATAGTGTGTATCAGTTGGGCTACGGCATCGCCGCGTATGGCACCGCCGATTACGGCGTCGAGCGCCCCGGCCTTGGCTTGGTGCTGGAAGCTGCAACATGGTCGATTGATAACTTTGGCCAGTACCCCGTTTTTTGCGCTCCGCACGACGGGCGCATTTTGTATTGGGACTTGAACGCGGCCAACGATGCCGTTGTCGTTGACGCGTCTGCACCGACCGACTGCCGAGGCGTCGTCGTTACCCCAGAGCGTTTCTTGACGGCCTTGGGAGCCGACGGCGATCCGCGCAAGGTGCAGTGGGCTGACCAAGAATCTCTGACGGTCTGGTCACAGACCTCGTCTAACCAAGCCGGTGAATTCCCCTTACAGACGTCGGGCACGATCATGGGCGCACGCCGGATTCGCGGTGGTACGCTGATCTGGACCGACAGCGACGTCCACACCATGACGTACATTGGTGCGCCTCTGGTCTTTGGATTTGAGCGCGTGGGTTCGTTCTGTGGTGTGGCCGGCCCGAACGCCATGGCAGCTTTGGACAGCTTTGCTGTCTGGATGGGGACGAACGGCTTTTTCATGTACGACGGCGTGGTCAACCCGCTGCCGTGCGACGTCCAAGATTACGTCTTTTCCAACATCAACAAAGTGCAGTCGGCCAAGATTTACGCCGGGGCGAACACCGCCTTTGGCGAAGTCTGGTGGTTCTACCCGTCAGCCAACAGCACCGAAAACGACCGTTACGTCGTCTACAACTACCGTGAAAAACACTGGTCTATCGGGTCGCTGTCGCGCACCGCTTGGACTGGGTCAGGCGTCTTTGAGTACCCGTTGGCCACATCCGCCGACGGCTATCTGTATGACCATGAAAGCGGCTGGACGGCTGACGGCACCCCCTTGGTGGCTACCCGCTACGCGCTGGCCGGGCCGACCGAGATTGGCGCAGGCGACAACATCATTCACGCCCAGCAGTTGATTCCGGACGAGAGAACGCAGGGCCAAACCAAGATCACGTTCAAGTCTCGTTTCACGCCAGAAGGCACAGAACAGACGTACGGCCCGTACACACTGACGCCATATACCGACGTGCGTTTCACTGGCCGGCAAGTGTCTTTGCAGATCAACGGCAATGCGGACGCTGACTGGCGTGTGGGCGTTGTCCGGGTTGACGGCGTTGCCGGGGGCAAACGATGAAATTACCAACCCCCGCCGGCCGGTACGACCAAGCCTTGGAAGCCCAGCGCAATTTGCTTTTGGAGCAGGCCGATAAGCAAAACCGCAAGCGGTTGGAAGACGTCGAAATTGTGGAGCCGCAGCGCCTTATTTTGCGTTCGCCGGATGGCACCCGCTGGAAATTGGTGGTGGACAATGCAGGGGTGCTGACCGCGACAACTTTATGACGGAAATACAAGTAAATCCGGCTTGGCTTAAAGACGGAAAAGAGCCAGAATGGCTGACAGAATTTAGGCGGGTTCAAATTCACATTGAAAACGCCTTGGAATATAATGCAGATACGTTGAATTTGCAGGATATTGTCGATCAGATTGCCACGGGCGAGATGCACCTTTGGGCCGGCGCGGATTCCGCAATCGTCACCCAATTCGTATTTTTCCCCCGCAAAAAAGCGCTTCACGTTCCTTTTGGCGGGGGCAATCTGACTGAAATTGAAGCAATGCACCCGTACATTATCGAGTTCGCCAAAACGGCAGAATGCCAGATGATCTCGGTGGCCGGCAGGAAAGGCTGGGAGCGAACGTTTTTGAAGAAGACAGGTTTTGAGTTCGCTTACTCGGTAATGATTTTGGAGATTTAAATATGGCTCAAGTATTTGGCAGCAGTTCTTCCGGCAACCAGTCGTCAAGTGCGCAACTCGACCCAGCGATCCGGAACGCGTACCTAGAGAACCTTGGCAGCGCGAGAGGCATTGCGTCTGGGTTGGGCGTTCAGCGGTTTGCGCCACGCACCGGCGACTATGCCGCTGGTTCGGACATATTACGCCAGACGGCAATGAACGGCGCGGGCATGGGCAATTTGAATACCGCGGCCGGGCTGACTGGCATGAACGCCGCGACGTCATCGGTGGACAACGTCGGCAACTACATAAACCCGTTCACCGGCTACGTTGCCGCAAACACGTTGGCCGATTTGGGCCGCGCAAACGAGATGGCGCTGAATCAGGTGCGAGGTGATGCCGTAAGCCGGGGCGCATTTGGTGGCAGCCGACAGGCGTTGGCCGAAGGCGAAACAAACCGCAATTTCTTTACAACCGCCGGCAGCACGTTGGGCAACTTGTACAACAGCGCGTACGGCCAAGCCCTGAACGCGTCTTCTACTGACCTGAACCGCAATTTGGCGGCAGCGCAGCAGCTTGGCAATCTGGGCGTCACACAGCAGACGCAGGGCTTCCAAAACGCGCAGGCGTTGCAGAACCTTGGCTTGTCCGATCAGCAGTTCGCGCAGCAGCAACTGGATGCAGAGCGCAACCTGCCGCTGGAACAGCAGGCAATTCGCAATCAGGCGTTGGGCCTCACGCCGGCAGGTGGTGCGGGCGACATCAAGACAAGCACCGGAAAAGAACGTTCCGGCCTGTTCAAGTAAGGGGTCGCTATGACAGACAAAGTCACCAGCCTTTTTGTACCGCAGACGCTGCTAGACGCAACGGACCCCCGAATTGCGCAAGACGCGGCCAATCAGGCCGTGAAATCGTTTTTCTGGAACGCGTTAAGCGGCGATCTTGGCCGTGCTTACAATCAGGCGCAAACTCAGGGCTACGGCGTTATTTCAAACGCACAGCAGTTGGCGCAGCAGCAGGCTGCACTGTTGAAAGCGCAGCGCGATTTGGAAGCGCAGCGCAATCAGTTGCTGGCGATTAAAGACTACAGCCGCACTGTGTACGGCGAAGGCACTAGCGATTACTCAGACCCCCGCGCTCAGTTTGGGCGGGGCGGTATGGGGCCGGGTTACATTCCGTACGATAACCCGCGCAACGAAATTGACGTTGAAGGTCTGTTGGCCGACCCGCGATATTTGGCGGCAAATCCGAACGACACTGCAACGTTGAAGACGTTGACAGATATGCGCCGTCAGCGTGAGCAGCGCGAAACGTATGACGCGTTGTCACGTCAGTATCTGCGGCCAGACGGCACCGTGGACATGGTTAGGATGTCGCAAGACCCGCGATACGTTCAACTGCTGGAGAACGACCCCGGCAAGTTGGAAACAGTCAATAAAATGCGCCGTGAGCGCGAACAGCGCGAGACGTACGACGCGCTGGCGAAAAAGTACACGCGGCCAGACGGAACCGTCGATGCGGCAAGCTTGTCGCAAGACCCCAGATATATCGCGCTGCTAGAAAACGATTCTGGCAAACTGAAAAACGTTGAAGAACTTCGCACAAACAGACTGACCCGCGAAACTTATGACGCGTTGGCCAGCAAATATTTGCGGCCTGACGGCACCGTTGACACGATCAAGCTGTCGCAAGACCCGCAATACATTGCGCTGCTGGGGAATGACCCTAGCAAGTTGAAGACCGTCAACGAATTGCGCATTGCCGGACTCGACCGCGAAACGTCCGCACGTCTGGCGTCTAAGCATCTCAACGCCGACGGCACGGTCAACTTTGCCAAGATGGCGCGTGACCCTGAGTACATTGCGCTGTTTGGTGGCGATGTACAAAAAGCCAAAACGGCTGCGGAGTTGGCAGCAGCGGAAGACAAGCGCGTGCAATTGGAGCGGCTGAACACTTCAACGCCGCTGTCTGGTGCGCCGGGCACGCCGTCGACACAGGTGCAAACAAACGCCGCCAAGCAATCGTACTTGGCGCGGATTGACGCGCTCAACAACGCCGGCTTGTTTGAGGAAGCGGCCAGATTGTCCAATCAGTTGCAAGCGCTGTTCCCTGATGAAAAGTTTGGTCAGTCCATCCAGTTCGGCACAATCAACGGCAAGCGTGGCGGTTTTGTCTTGGGCGACCGTGGCACCATGAAACGCATCGATGGCGTTCAGCAAGCCCCTTCGGCGGACACACTGTTCAACGCTGGCAAAGGTGAAATTCGTGAGTCAGAAGGTGGATTGGTCCGTATCAATCCGTTTACCGGAAAGGCCACGCCTGTCATCGGTAAAGACGGTAAGCAAGTACAGGGCACTGCCGGCGGCGGCAAGATAATCGAGACTGACGGCGGCGTGTATCAGGTCAAGGGCAATGTCGCTGTTCCTGTCACTGGGCCGAACGGCCAACAGTTACCGGGCAAAGTCAACGCCGGTACTGAAGACGAACGTAAGGCGGCTGGTTTCTACCAACGTATGGTTGAAGCTGAAAAAGGTTTGCAGGCTCCGATCATCGGTAAGGACGGCAAGGCCGTTGTAGATAAAAACGGCAAGGTGTTGACGCTGGAACGCGTTGCCGGCACCCCTGAATTTATGGGCGAAGCCGCACGCACCATATTGCCGGATTGGTTGGGCGCACAGGGACTTGGCAATCTTTTCGACTCAAAACAGCGGCAGCAATATCGTCAGTATCAAGAGAACTGGGTACGGGCCAACCTGCGCGCCGAATCCGGCGCGGCGATTGGCGTGGACGAGATGGACAAAGAAATCCGCACTTATTTCCCGCAAATCAACGATTCAAAAGAAGTTATTCAGCAGAAAACCCAAGCGCGGCAGGTTACAGCCGATGCAATGCGTAAACGCGCTGGCCGTGGACTGACTACGAATACGTCGCCGCAAGTCAACACCGCGCCGACGGAGTTGTTTCCTGCGCCGCCATCAAATAACAGCACGCTGAACAACCTTTATCAGCAGTACAATCTGACACCACCGCCCCGTAAACCATAAGGCAAAGCTATGGCCGAAAAAGACATAAACCGCGTTGAAGCCAATGTCCGCAAGATGGTGGCGGCCAAGGCTGCGCCCAACGCCCTCAACGCTTACCTTCAGTCAGAAGGTTACACGCCCGACTCGTTTTCTGCGGCAGTAGCGCAGAACAAGAGAACCGGCGGCATTGAGCGGCCGGGCAACGCACTGCGTTCGTTTGCGCAAGGACTGCTGTTTAACTTTGCCGACGAAGCAGAAGCTGGTGTTCGGGCGGCGTTAGGCCAAGGCACGTATGACCAAAATGTGGCCGCAATCCGTAGCGGCTTGGAAGACTATCGCGCCGAAAACCCGAAGATGGCAGTTGGCAGTGAAATTGCCGGCAGCTTGTTACCCGCTGTCGGTGGCCTGATTCTCTCGCCTTTTACTGGCGGGTCTTCCGCTACTGCAACGGCTGCGTCGGGGGCTAGGATTGCCAAGCTTGCGCCAACACTACTCAACCAGACAAAAACGTCCATGTTGGTTGGTGGTACGACAGGTGCGTTGTCTGGCGCTGGTTCGTCTGAAGGCGGGCTGCTGAACAGACTGGAAGGCGGTGCCAAAGGTGGCGCACTGGGCGCAACTATCGGCGCTGCGATTCCAAGCACAGTGGCCACAGGCCGTGCGGTGCTTGAAAAAGGAAAGGACGTACTTGGCCGCACAGGCGTCGCCGCTCAGAACAAGGCTGACGATCTGGTGTTGCGTGCGTTGGAGCGCGATGGCATGACGCCGGGCATGGTGACGCAAAAGGCCAAAGAGAACTACAACAAGCTTGGCAGCAAGCCTGAGACGGTGGCCGATCTGGCTGGCGCAAATGTGCGTGGCAAAGTTGCCGCCGCCGCGAATATGCCCGGCAAGACAAAGAACGACGCAACTGAGTTCTTGACTGACCGAGTGCGCAGCCAGCCCGACCGCCTTGCGACAGATATGCAAGTGGCGATGGGTGAGAAGCTGGAGAACACCAACAAACTCGTCAAAGAAATTATCGAACAGCGCAAAGCGGCGGCCGATCCGTTGTACAAAGCTGCGTACGAAAAAGGCGCGATCATCAACGACGACGCCATCAACAAGTTTCTTGAACTGCCGAAGTTCAAAGAAGCGTACGCCCGCGCCCAGCGCATTGCTGAGTTGGAAGGTCGCCAGTTGCCGCAGATTTATCGTTTGCAGCCTGACGGCAAGGGTGGCTTCTTGCGCGACGCCGACGGCCTGCCGATGCTTGGCCCACTGGAAAAAGCGCCGGACTTGCAGACGCTCGATTACATCAAGCGCGGCCTTGACGACGTCATCGGTTCTGGCGCGGCGAAAGGTTCGCTTGGCCGTACCGAAATTGGTGCGTTGAAGAAAGCCAAGAACGAGTTCTTAAACCGCATCGATGAAGTGGGGCCGGCTGAGTACAAGGAAGCCCGCCGCACGTTTGCCGGTTATTCTGAAGCTGAAGAAGCGCTCAAGAACGGCCGCAAGATGTTTGATCTGCCAGAGAACGACTGGCGTGAAGTGTCGGCTGAATTTGCCAAGATGACGGACTTGGAAAAGCAGATGTTCCGCCGTGGCATCGTTGACGCTGCGCGTATTCGTATGGATCAAAAAGCCAACGAAGTTGGCTCGGCGTTGGACGTCACCAACATCTTCGGCAAGCGCCAGACTCTAAACCGCCTGCGCGACGTCTTCCCTGACGACGAGTCGTTCAACTTGTTCAAGAGCAATCTGGAACGTGAAGCGCAGTTTACGCAGACCCGCAACCAGACCATTACTGGCAGCCGTACGGCACCGCTTGGCCAAGAGATTGCCGACATGAACGGTACTGTGTTGTCTGCGGCTGAAGGTGGTTCGCTCTTGCGGGGCAATCCTCTGCCGGCGATTTACGGCACCGCGCAGCGTTTTGTGTCGAACCGTCTTGACGGTATTACCGGCGACACGGCTGGCGTACTGGGCAACAATCTTCTGGGCCTGCGTAGTCCGTGGGAGATCAGCCAGTACATGGAGAATTTGGTTCAGCGCCAGATGCAGGTTGACGCTGATATGGCGCGACGCGCCACAGGCCGCAGCCTTCTGTCTTTCCCCGCCGGCAATCGCTTCGGTGGCTTGATGGGCGTCACAGATGAAGAACGAATGTTGCCTGAAGTCGTAACTACCCCAGAAACTTCTGGCCAACCTATAGGCCCGCTGTTGGGCCGATAACCCGCTCTACCGCCGCCGCCATCGTATGGGCTTTGATAGTTTCATACGATTTGGCGGCAACGTCTTTTTGCCATTCGATATCGTGCGCCAGACGGAATCCGGTTTTGATGAGTTCTTCGTATGGCGCTGTGACGATAGCTTCACGGACCCATGGGTAGATATGTGTGTCGGCGTTGACCTCTGACAGCACACACGCTCTGTTGCTCATCAGGTAAAACACTCGCGCCATTTCGTGAATGGGCGCAACCTTGTCTTGAAACTGATGGATTGTTGTAACAATCTTACTGTTAGAAATCCAAGCGTCTCTGTCTCGACCCCACACCCCACCGTCCAGATACTTGATCCTGAAGTCATGCGCCCACCACGACGCCATGATGTGACGTCGGCGTTGATTCTGCGCACCGTAGAATAGAAAGTCGTATTCGCGAGTGGCCGGCGAATCGTCGGGGTAGACAACACGATCCATGGCCGGGTGATAGCCAAACGGCACGTAATGCACTTGCCTTACGCCGTTTAGGGAAAGCCAATCACAATTGCGTTCTGAATAGTCCCAAACTATGACCCTGCGCAACAACTTCAGATAATGCGGCGTCATAAACATCGGTAACTGTTCCATCTGGTAGACGATGGTGTCGTCGGGCAATTGCGCTGCCGCAGTAGGGGAGAGTAGATGGCCGCCAAAAACGATATTTTGATCGCCGTTCGGCGTGTTGGTTGAGCGCGTCGGACGGTAGCCGAGATCACGCAACGCGTGTTCCATCAACTCGATATGCTCTAGGAAGCAATCAGCGGCGGGATTTCCGTGCGGGCGGACGTGAAGAAGATTCATTGAGTTTGCGGTTTAAAGCCCGAAGTTCGCGGTGAACTTTTTTATGGCAATTGGAACACAGACAAAGGCACGTCTCGTTTAAATACTTGATGATTCGATCTAATGACCAACTGCGGTGCGCCACCATTTCAGACGGCTCAATGTCTTTTGTCTTAGGGTCCACATGGTGGAACTCTAAGCAGGCGGTGTCCGTCTCGCCGCAGTGTAAGCACTTCAACGTTGACTTCCACGCTTGGAAGTCTGCGGTCAGACGTTGCTTGCGTTCCCTGACCCGTGCAAGCTGATTCTTTTTGTCTACCGTATGGTAGTACCGCCGGTTATACTCGCGCCGTTTTTCGGCATCTTTAATGGGCATAAAAAATGGCGAGGCTTGGAGACCTCGCCATTTTACTCATACTTTTTACATTCTGGTGATAAAACGATGCTGGTTCTCCCAAACAAGAACGTCTGAAATTCGATACAAAACGCGCCCGCCCATTTTACTGTAAGGCGGCCCCAAACCTAGACTGCGCCAGTTGGCCATTGTCTTCAAGCTAATGGCTTTCCCCCAGCGCCTATGCAAATCGTAGGGGGTAAAGAATTCCATGTCTCCCGACCTTTTGTTGCGCCCCGTATCAGCGACCATTTCATTTACGCTGATTTCTTTTTTGGCATCAAGCCGGTTGTCTTTCCCATTCATTCCCGACGGCTCCCCATTTGTCCCACCATGTGTGTTACGCTTGATGTTCGCTTAACGACACATCTATCTTGCCCCCATGAAGATTCTAGGAATCGACCCCGGCGCAGGTGGCGCTCTGACCATTCTGGATACGGACAATAACAAGCTAGAGGTTTTTGATATGCCGGTGGTGGAGATAAAGAAGGGCAAAAGCGTCAAGCGCCATGTCTCGGCGCAATTGGTCGCCGAGTTGTTGCGTGATCTGCAAATTGATGAAGCTTTTGTCGAAGCCGTCCACGCTATGCCGGGCCAAGGCGTATCGAGTTCTTTTTCGTTTGGCCGTGCGTTGGGTGTTTTGGAAGGCGTTTTAGGCGCATTGCAAATCCGGACCACGATGGTTCCCCCGGCGGTGTGGCTTAAAGAGATGCGCACAAAAGCCGGGAAAGACGGCAGCCGCGCGCGGGCCATTGAACTATGGCCGAAACAGGCGTCGTTGTTCGCCCGCAAGAAGGATGACGGGCGGGCCGAGAGTGCATTGCTGGCGACCTACGGGGCACGGCACACCGGAGCGGCGGCCCCATGACGTTGTTTCCCTACCAACAACAGGGTGCCGAGTTCCTAGCGTCTCGGCGTTTTGCTTTTCTGGCCGATGGTATGGGCCTCGGTAAGACGGTCCAAGCCATCGCCGCCTGCAACACAGTAGGGGCCACGCGCATCGTTGTGGTTTGTCCGGCAGTTGCACGGACGAACTGGCAGCGCGAGTTCGGTATGTGGTCAAATGTTCCACATCAGCAAGTCAATATTTATTCCTATGACAAGCTGGCCACGGCCAAGACTGCGCAGAATCAAGTCAAAGAGTTCGCGCCCGACGTTCTGATTCTGGATGAAGCGCACTACCTAAAGACCCGCACGACAAAGAGAACAAAGACTCTATACGGACTAACTGCGGGAAACTCCGGGATAGCTGGCGCGGCAGGTCGGGTGTGGCTGTTAAGTGGCACCCCTTGCCCGAACAACGCGGGTGAACTTTGGTCGCACCTTCGGGCGCTCTGGCCCGACCTCATCACGCGCAACGGTAAGCCGCTGTCCTACGCAGAATTTCTGTTCCGTTACTGTCACATACAAGAAACCCCGTTCGGCCCCAAGATTCTTGGCAACAAGAACAAGGACGAACTGCGCGAAATCCTCGGCCAGATCATGCTGCGACGCCGAGCCGAAGACGTTCTGAAGGACTTGCCCCCGATGCTGTGGCAGTCCCTCACTGTCGAGGCCGATGCCGTTGCGCATGATCTGGCCGCGCTGGAGGATGACCCAGCCGTCAACGCGTTGCGCGAGGCGCTACACGCCGATGGCGTTGTCGAAGGTGCAAGCGTGGCACTCGCCAGTCTGCGCCGCGCAACGGGTACAGCCAAAGCATCACTCGCTGCCCGTATGGTCGCCGATGAAATCGACGCCGGTGCGTACGACAAGATTGTCGTATTCGCGCAACATCTCGACGTCGTTCAACTATTAGTAGACAATTTATCGGCGTACGGAGTAGTATCAATTACAGGATCAACGCCGCCAACGACGAGACAGAAAGCAATCGACCAATTCCAAGCGGACCCAAGGGTCCGTGTTTTTGTCGGTCAATTGCAGGCTTGCAGCACAGCCATTACGCTCCACGCGGCGAACCAAGTGCTGTTTGTAGAACAATCTTGGACGCCTTCTGACAATGCACAGGCGGCCAAACGGTGTCACCGCATTGGGCAAAATCGCCCAGTGTTTGTGAGAATGCTCGGCCTTGCGAAGTCAATAGACGAGGCCGTGGCAAAGGTACTGGCGCGTAAGAGCCAGATGATAGGAGAACTCATGGAGGTTACGTAATGAAGCTGGTCTTTCAGAAAAATAGTAACGGCATCGAACTTGGTTTTGTCGAGTGTCTTTCAACCAAAGAAGCCGACGAGTTTTTGAGTTGGTTTGCCGGCAGATCAGGGCCAATGCCCACCCCGGCCGAGTCAACGCAGCAGATTGAAAACACAGAGGTCGTGGAAGATGCGCCTGCCCAGCCTGCCGAACCCGTTCAGAAGGAAGTCAATAAGTCTGACGTCTCACAAGCAGCCATCGCACTCGTCCAATCTAAAGGACGTGACGCCCTTACGCCCATCCTCGCAAAATACAACGCCAAGCGAATTGCAGAAATCAGACAGGACGATCTCGGTCTCGCTTTCGCTGACATTCGCGAAGCGCAGGGGGCCGTGTGAGTAGCCCGACTGTTCATTCGAACCTTGGGGCGAGTTCTGCGTATCGTTGGATGGCGTGCCCTGGCAGCGTGAAGTTGTCGGAGAACATCCCTCGCAAAGACACATCATACTCATTAGAAGGAACCGCCGCCCATGCGCTGGGTGAAATCGCTTACGCTGCTAATCTTGACCCGTCTAATTGGCTGGGTGAAAACATTGACGGTGTTCTTGTTACGCAAGGCATGGTCGATGCTGTCAGGGTTTATGTCGAATTCCTCAAAGGGTTGAAGACCGATGGATACGAAATCCTCATTGAGCATCGTTTTGACCTTTCCAAGCTCAATCCCCCCAGCGCTATGTTTGGAACTTCTGATTGTGTTGGTTATCACAGCGGAGAGCGCCGGCTTGTCGTGGGAGATTACAAACACGGAGCTGGAGTCGCAGTTGAAGTCGAGGACAACTCACAACTGAAATACTACGGACTCGGTGCGCTGCTTCAACTCTCTCCCTCGCAGCGCGTCGATGAAGTCGAGTTGGTGATTGTGCAGCCACGCGCACAGCATAAGGATGGCCCAATCCGGCGCTGGACGTGTACTGTCGATCACCTACTCGACTTCTCGTCTGAACTTATCGAAGGGGCGCAGCGTACTATGCGCCCCGACGCACCACTAGCAGCCGGCAAACACTGCCGGTTTTGCCCGGCGCAGCCGATGTGCCCTGAACTTCACAAAGAGACGCAGTTAGTTGCGGCTGATGAGTTTGCCGACAAGCCCTTACTTGATCCGCGTCTGTTGACGCCGGTGCAGTTGGGCGAAGTTTTAGAACGCGCCGATCTGATTGAAGATTGGTTGCGCTCGGTTCGGCAGCACGTTCAGTCTTCGCTTGAAAGTGGCAACGAAGTTCCCGGTTGGAAGCTGGTGCCAAAGCGTGCATCTCGAGTGTGGCAGAGCGAACAAGCGGTCGTTATGTGGGCCGCGCAGCACGCGCTTGAAGAAGACGAATTGTACGAACGAAAGTTGAAGACACCGGCGGCCTTAGAGAAGGTTGTCGGCAAAAAGAATCTGCCGGCGGATTTATATGCGTCGGTCAGTAGTGGGTACACACTGGCACCCGCCAGCGATCCACGCCCTGCTGTGACAAATGTTGCAGCAGACGAGTTCTCGGCATTACCGCCGGGCGTAATTGACGTTTAACAAGGAAACTACGATGACAACGAAAGTTATTTCACCTACCGCAATTCTCTCCTATCCCCATCTGTTTGAACCGAACTTGCCGCCCGGTGCGGCCGAGCCGGTTTACTCGTGCGCACTTGTGTTTGAAAAGGGCGTTGATCTGGGCGAGTTGAAGAAAGCGGCGCTGGCTGCTGCCAGCGAGAAGTTTGGCAACAAGACTGAGGCGTTGATTCGTGACGGTAAATTGAAGCTGCCGTTCCGTACCGATGTTGAGGACAAAGGCTACCCGGAAGGTTCGGTCTTCATGAACGTGAAGAACAAATTGAAGCCGGGGATTGTTGGTATCCATCCCGGCCCCGATGGTAAGCCACTGCCGATTGAAGACCCTACGCTGGTGTATGCGGGCTGCAAGGTGCGTGCTTCTTTGCGTCCTTATGCGTATGAAGTCAGCGGCAATCGGGGCGTAGCGTTCTCGCTCAACAATTTGCAGAAGCTGGCTGACGGCGACCGACTCGATGGGCGCGTAAAAGCGGCCGATGAGTTTGAAGCTGATTTGTCGGCCAAGCCGGCTGATCTGTCCGACCTTCTGTAACTCTCTAGGGGGAAAGCGGATGCTGGCGTGCCGCCCTGCGTGAAGCGGATCGCATCGCAGCCAGACGCAGCGAGTACCCCACTTAATTTCATGACAGTTTCAATAGACTTTGAAACCCGCAGTACGGTCGATCTGCGCCGCACTGGGGTGTACCGCTATGCCCAAGACGCCAACACGGATGTGTGGTGCATGGCATACGCATTTGACGACGAAGAACCTGACGTGTGGCGGCCGGGCGATCCGCTGCCGCAACGATTGATTGACGCGCTTCATGCCGGCGAAGAACTCCGCGCTTGGAATGCGAATTTCGAAAGGACAATTTGGAATGACATATTGGCGAAGCGATACGGATGGCCGAGAACGAGTGTCGATCAGTGGGTATGTACAGCGGCAGAAGCGCGTGCGATGGCGCTTCCCGGCGCACTGGGCCAAGCGGCGGACGTCCTTGGAGTGGACCAACAGAAAGACACGCAGGGCGCTAACCTTATGTTACGGATGGCGCGTCCTCGCTCGTTTGATGAAGCCGGGAAGCCTATTTGGTGGGAAGTCCCCGAGCGTATTCAACGTTTGGTCGATTACTGCAAGCAGGACGTCAAAACAGAAGTCGCAGTCGCCAGAGCGATTCGTCGTCTTACAGAGATGGAAAGGTCCGTCTTCGTCCTCGACCAACGCATCAACGACCGAGGCGTCTGTCTTGACAAGAGGTTGGCAAAAGCGGCCAAAGCCGTTGCAGAAAAAGCGACGCTTGACGCGAACCGCGCACTTTATGATCTCACGAACGGTAAGGTGGCTAAAGTCTCCGAGGTTGCAAAGCTTACTGCGTGGGTCAACGCGCAAGGCTTTGAGGTCGCATCTTTATCGAAGAACGATCTTGTGGACGCAAGAAGTCACGCGACCGGGGCCGTGGCTGACGCGCTTACTCTCAGAAGTGAAGCGGGCAAATCGTCGGTCGCCAAGATTGACTCGATGCTTCAAGCGGTTTGCGCCGATGGCCGCATAAGAGGCTTGTTGATGTATCACGGCGCAGCGACTGGGCGCTGGGCCGGTCGTTTAGTGCAGCCGCAGAATTTCCCGCGCGGTAACATTTCGGACATTGAAGCCTATATTCCGCTCGTTCTTTCCCGCTCGGTAACAGACATTGAAGTGTTGGCCCCGCCGCTGGAAGTCATCTCGTCCATGCTGCGTTCAATGTTGGTGGCGGCTGACGGCCATACACTGATCGCCGCAGACTTTGCAGCGATTGAAGCCCGTGTCTTGGCATGGCTGGCCGGCGAAGACTTGTTGATTGAAACCTTCCGCACCGGCGGCGACGTCTACAAAGTCATGGCGTCTAAAATCTATGGTGTGCCTGTTGGCGAGATTTCGAAGGCGCAGCGCCAGGTTGGCAAAATGGCAATTCTCGGACTGGGCTACGGTATGGGGGCGAAGAAGTTTGCCGACTCATGCCGGGCACAGGCGGGTGTTGAGTTGACGGAAGAACAGGCCAAGACTGTCGTTCAACTCTACCGCAACACCAATCGTCGGATTACGGCATTCTGGGCGGCGTTGAACAGCGCCGCTTTGGCTGCCGTAAAAGACGAAGGCAGTATCCAGAACGTCGGCCCGATCAAGTACACCATGCGTGGTGGCTATTTGTGGTGTGTGTTGCCATCGAAAAGGCCACTTGCGTATGCGCGGCCACGGGTGGTGGAGCGAGAAACGCCTTGGGGCAGTACGACCGAAGCAGTTAGCTTTGAAGGCATGGACAGCTTTACGAAGAAGTGGTCACGACACGATCTGTACGGCGGTCTGTTGGCCGAGAACGTTGTGCAGGCTGTGGCGCGGGACATTATGGCCGACGCCATGCTGCGGCTAGAAGACGCCGGCTACCATCTGATTCTTTCAATTCACGACGAATTGGTTTGTGAAGTTCCCGAGGGTTTCGGCAGTGTCGCCGAATTTGAAAAACTTATGAGTCAGCCGCCGGCATGGGCACAAGGTTGCCCGATTGACGCTGAAGGTTGGGTCGGAAAACGCTACAGAAAATGACAGCCAAAAAATTATATGACGCCGGCTTCACTGACTTAGTGTCGGTCATTCCGCCGGGTGCAGAGTTGTCCCCCATGTCCAAGGTCAAGCCGGAATCCGCCGGCAAGGCACCGGGCAAGAAGAACGCGCAAGGGCGCTGGGTCGGCTACGGCTGGCAGACGCACGAATGTACGGACGCTGACGTCTTGGAAATGGATGCCAGTGGGTCAAACATTGGTTTGCGCTCTGGCCGCTATCCCGGCGTAGACATTGACTGCACCGACGAAGCCATCTCGCTTTTGATTGAACAACTGGCCATCAAACATTTGGGCGACGCGCCGGTACGTATCGGCCAAGCGCCCAAACGTTTACTGATGTACCGGGCCGCCGAACCTTTTGGCCGTATGCGCCTATGGTTTCGTGTTGCGGAAAAACAACACTTGATTGAAGTGCTGGGTGAAGGCCAACAGTACGTTGTGTCCGGCATACATCCGCGTACACACAAACCTTATCGCTGGACGTACAAATCGGCGACGCGCGATTACCCGCCGTTACGCCCAGCCAAGTTGACGGAAATCACCAAAGAGAAGGTGGGCGAGTTTTTGGCGGCGGTCGAAAACGAACTCGATTTGTTTGACATCACTTGCCAACGAGAGGGGTCCGGAAATGTTGCAGACAAGCGTACGACACCACAAGAAGCACTCAAAGCGCGTGACCTCGATCAGCTTGCGGTCGCGGTTTCGTTGCTTCCGAATGATTCGCCTAGCCGCGAAGATTACATCCGAATGGGATACGCCATTAAGGCAGCGTCTCAGGAAGACGAAGAACGGGGCTATCAAATTTACCTTGATTGGTGCCTGAAGTGGGAAGGTGGCAACGACCCGTCAACAGTACGACTGGACTGGGAGCGGATGCACCCCCCGTACGAAATCGGTGCTGATTGGCTTTACGATCAAGCAGCGCAGTACGGATTCAATTCGGCGGGGCAAGAGTTCGACGCGATTGAACCGGCTGACATAGACGACGACACGATTGAAGCCGCCGAACTCTCTGACATTTGGGTGGCCGAACGCTTCTTGGCCAAGCACGGCCACGAAGTGCGCTGGGTGCCAGCGTGGGGTCGGTTCCTGACATGGAACGGCCAGTGCTGGCGGCGAGACGAAATGCAGCGCGTGCCGTCCATGATTATCGGCGTGTGTAAGGAAATCGCCGACCGGCTGATGCGCACTGGCGCAACCGAGAAAGAACGCGCGGCTAATCAACGCCGGGCCGTGTCCGTTTGTTCGGCCAGCACGGTCGCATCGGTTCAGACACTTCTGAAAATGGACGCGTCAGTCGTCGTCAACGCTGAGATCATGGACGCCGATCCGTGGGTACTTGGGACGCCGGGCGGCACGGTGGACTTGAAGACCGGCGAAATCCTGTCAGCCGAACCCATGCGCAACATATCGAAGCTGGTGGCCGTCACTCCCGTCTATCGGCAGAACACGCCGATCTGGCGCGAGTTCTTATCGACGGCCACTGCCGGCGACGATCAACTGATTGCCTATCTGCAACGGCTGGCCGGCTACTCGCTGACTGGCTTGGTGTCTGAACAGACGCTGTCGTTTCTGTGGGGGCCGGGCGGCAACGGCAAATCGGTCTTCGTCAATACCATGGTAGGTATCATGGGCGAGTACGCCAAAGTCGCCCCGATGGAGACGTTTACGGCATCGTTGGGCGACCGGCACCCAACTGAACTGGCCAGTTTGCAGGGCGCTCGTCTGGTGACGGCGAGTGAAACACAAGAGGGAAGGGGTTGGGATGAAGCGAAAGTCAAAGCGATTACTGGCGGGGACAGGATCACTGCCCGATATATGCACCGGGATTTTTTTACATACGATCCTACTTTTAAGTTGGTCTTTCTTGGCAATCATAAGCCTGCCATTGGCAATCTTGATGATGCTATGCGACGCCGTTTCCACATGGTGCCGTTCACTATTAAGCCGCCTGTGGTCAACCGACAACTCTTTGACCAACTAAAGCAAGAGTGGCCAGCCATTCTCGGCTGGATGATCGAAGGCTGTCTGGCTTGGCAGCGTGAAGGGCTGAACCCGCCGTCGGCTGTATTGGAAGCGACTGCCGCTTACTTCGAGGAAGAAGACCCGTTAGGTCGCTGGCTCGGCGAGAGAACCGAGGTCGGCGAGGATACGGCGGTAGGCGAACTCTTTGCCGACTATGAACTGTGGTGCAAAGACTCAGGCGAGAAGCGGCCAACAACCAAGCGCTTTACTCAGCTTCTTTATTCTCGCGGTTATCAGAAGTCGGGGCGGAACTCGAAAACGGGCCGCTACCATATTGTCGGTTTGAAATTGAAGCCGATGGATTTAACAGAAGCAACAGCAATTCTGTCCAAAATGTAGCGGGAAAACAACACACGGAAATTTCTACCTATAGTAATATTTTCTTGCAGTTCTAATCAATTGGAGAAAACATGAAATACGAACATTTTACGCAGAAGTATTATTCTTGGACCCGAGCGCCCCGGTCGGCGGATGAAGCTTTCAAAACGGCCGGCTATGCGTCGGCTGTTGAAGTTTACGTGCCGACGGTGAAGTGGCGTCGGTTATTGTCGGAAGTAATTTTGGGCGTGGTGGGCGCAGTTGCTGCGGCCGTCATTTTGTTGAATATGTTTCGCGCCGTTAAGGGGGGCTGACATGGGACGACCAAAGAAAATTCTTAATGTTCAAAATATTGAGAATATTGAACATGAAGCACCCCCTAATGTACAAAAAGTTGGTATTTCTGAACAAGTACCGACGAAATGTAAGTGCGGTGCCAAGTCGGGTTTGTCCCGGCGTGATGCGTTCTTTGCCGCTGCGATGGCCGGCCTGATCGCACGGGGCGGCACGTCGATGGACAACCTGATCCGCACGGCCAACCAGTACGCCGACGAAGCTGAACGTGTAGCGGGGGGCGTATGACTGACGCGTGTTTGAATAAAACGCACGAACTCCACTTTGGCGCTGATAACTGGCGCTTATTTCAAACATAGGGGGGCGTATGAAAGCATTTCCAGTAAGTTATAAATGGAACGACGGTATGCATGATGGCATGGATTTGCGCGACTACTTCGCGGCGCAGGCGATGCAGGGGATGATTGGCGGCATGTGGCCTACATGTAAAACTGATCGAGAAAATATTGCGGAATTTTCTTATCAAATGGCAGACGCCATGATGAAAGCAAGGGAGGCCGCATGAATTTTGAAGACTTTTGGATTCGGCTTTCGCCACCGGAGCGCAAAATAATGCCAGAATATTTCGCGCGGTATATTTGGAACTCGGCGCAGTCGGCAACGCGGGACGAACTGGCAGCACTAGAGAAGAAGCACTTTGACAACAAATTGGGCGGCCTGAAGTACCTCATTCGGGACGGCCAGCAACTGGAAATGTTTTAATGGAACTCGATTACATCAAAGAACGTGGGCTTGATTATGCTGCCGGGTATCAGCACGGAATGTTGGCCATGCAGGAAACATTTGATTCACTGACGGCCAAACTGGCACAGGCCAATGACGAAATTCAACGCTTGCAGGAGTTACTTTTACAGAGGGGGTGACATGATGGCTCTGTTTCTGTGGTGTCTGTTTTTGGTGGCATTGATTCTGGGCCTTGTATTTTTTATTGAACAATTTTTTGACGGAGAATTATGAACGCGCCTACACGTAAAGAAGCCGAAGAACTCGGCCGCAAGTTTGGGGAGTTTGCCGGCGTGTCCCCAACTAATTTGATGCTGTTTGAATTTGACGCCATCGGCATCGTCAACATGATCGACGCATGGATTGACAGCCAGACGCCGGCCGTGACGACCCCCAAGTCTAAAGAAGCCCGAGCATGGCGCAAACGCCAGATTGCGGAGGAAGTATGAAACTCTCGCACGTCCTGATGTACGTCTATCTGGCGACGATAGCGTGTGCGTCTTTGTACTTTGCGGTGATGGTGATGAACGTTCCACCCGGCGCTGAGAAGCTGCCGTGCGGCGTCTCGGAAATCAGCCCAGACTTTAGCCACGCTGACCGCGAGAAGTGCCGTCTAGCAAGGGGGCACAAGTTGTGACCCGCCAGCGGCAATTGTTTGATGAAGACGAATTGCCGATCAAGCTGCGCCGCCTTACCGCCCGTGAAATTGAAGAACTGGGCATCAAGCATTTTGGAAATATTTATTACTACTACCCGGACCAGATCAAAGCGCTGGTTCTGGATGTCTACAAAAAATTACAGAGGGGAAAATGACAATCACACTAACACGCGAGGAAGCGCAGCAGGTGCTGGATGCGTTGAAATGGTTTGAACAGCGATTTGCAAGTACACATTTAGAATTAATCGAAACCCTCCGCGCCCGACTCGCGCAGCCTGAACCAAAAGACGATGGGCATTGCCAAGCCTGTGATGGAGATCACTGCACCGCCAAGACAGGGTGCGTGGCACTTAGCAATCCACCAGAGCGCAATGAACCGGAGCCGGTGGCGCATCTTTGGGAATGTCTGGGTCGTTGGTCTGCAATGTTGGCTAGCGATGGCGAACACGCCGATTTATCCCCGCCTTCATGGTTATGTGATGCCATCGAAAAAGCAATTGCCCCACCACAGCGCGAATGGCAGGGGCTGACGGATGAGGAAATGTTTGACTGTTTAGCACAAACTGACGGCGAAGCAAAACGATTGCCGTTAGGTTTTAAATGGTTTGCTGAAGCCATCGAAGCCAAGCTAAAGGAGAAGAACACATGAGCGATCAAGCAAAGATGGGTCTGACATGGGCATCGCCCCAACAGCAAGCAAGAAACGCAGCACAGCCTGAACCGGAGCCGGTGGCAGACAAGTACCTGATGGAAATCGAATGCACAAAGTGCGGCGCAAAGCAGGATGGCATATTGACCGTCAACGCCCCACCACAGCAGCAAGATTTGCCATCACCACACAACAGATTAGTGCAATTTGCGCGTGAAGTGCTGGCTGATTTTCCGCATTCCATGCCCGATGGTTTTGATCTGCAAGACTTGGCGATCAAGCATAGCCTTCTGATCGGACGGGAAGTAACTGAGCCATGCGGGAATGAATGCCATTGCGCCGAATACAATGGCGCAGAGCAGATGCTTGACGGCGTGACCTGCTACCACCGCCACCCAATGCTGCGGGAGAAGAATCAGTGAAATGCCCGCAGTGTAAAGGCAGTGATTTGGCGGTGCAGGATTCACGTCAGGACATTGATGCGGACGTGGTCCGCCGCCGACGAGTATGCGTTGCTTGCGGAGTACGTTACGTCACGGTGGAGCGGATTGACGACGTCTATCTACCAGCGGCCAGAGGTCGGCCAAGAAGCACCGCAAAACCCGCCAAGCCGAAAAGTGCAGAACCCAAAGTGACAAAGTCCATCGTCAAACGTCAGGCCGCAGCCCGGCGTAAGGTGGAAGATTTGATGGACGACCGAGACGATTATTCGCCGTACGACGATTTGAAGGACGCGGGAATTATATGGAAATGAGCAAAGACGACATATTGAGTGTCGCGCGTGATTGTTGGCTGATCGACAAAGTTGATTGTTCGGACGACTGGTTTATCCGGGGCGATGCTGATTTGCCGGAGGTCATTGCGTTTGCCGAAGCTATTTTCAAAAGGGCACGACATGGAACTGACTAGCGTAGACGTGGCGTTGGAAGCAGCAATCGCTGAGAACTACGACGAGGTGGTGGTATTGGGCATCCGGGCTGATGACGGCCAGATCATCATTCACACGTCCATGGACTACGCACCCGACGTATTTTTTACCTTACAAATGGCAGCCAAGTTGCTGCTGGAAACAAGAGGACCATTGAATGACTAAGTACGACCCAAAGTATGTGTGCAGCAATCACACGGCCGCGCTGGGCATGATCTGTCCCAACTGCCAGCCGGTGCCGGCGTTGAATTTGGCTGGGGCACACGACGAGATTGTGAACCCGGCGCACTACAACGTCGGCGGTATTGAGACCATTGACTACATGGCGGCGAAGTCGAGTGTTGACGAGTTTCGTGGTCATTTGCGGCTGACTGCAATGAAATATTTGAGCCGAGCCGGGCATAAGGACGACGCGGTGAAGGACTACAAGAAGGCTGCGGTGTATCTCGGCTGGCTGATTAAACACCTTGAAACTGGACGGATTCGATAGCTATGGCAGACGAAGTTGATCGCGCAAACGACTTGGCCGAGGTGCTGCTGGCCGCCACAGTGGGCGCTGTTCGGCCGCGCATGAAGCCCACAGGGCATTGTTACTTCTGCAACGAAACGCTCATGGACAGCCTGCTGAAAGGCAGTCTGTTCTGTGACGAACATTGCCGAAATGACTACGAACAACAGGAAAAAATGAGGCGCATCAATGGCCGCTGAGTGGAAAAAATACACGCCTGCGGAGCGTATCCGCAACACCGTGGCGCTTGCTGGCGACGTGGAGAAGGTCGAAATAATCCGTCGGGAAGCACGATTTGTGGTGTCAAGTGGTGGCCGGTTCAATACTTTTTTGAAAACAAAAGGGTTGGAGCCGGCCTGCTTTGAGGGGGTTGTGGCGGCCCTTTTGGCGTGCGGAAAGTTGTCTGAACGATAAGGCTGAACGACTGAAGTATGTACAATTTGATAACGGAAAATCCTGAAGCATCTGAAGCATTTCTTGTTACAAAACTTACGCGAAACTTACACGTCTTGTCGGCGTTTCATAATGTGAAAAGTCCTGAAGCAAATGCTTCAGCCGGCAAAAATGCTTCAGCCCGCAAGTCCTTGATTTTTAAGCATTTTTCCAAATTCCTGAAGGACTGAAGCATTTTGTATAAAATCCGCCTAGTAAGCTAAAAATATTGAGAAAAATAGTAAAACACTAGAGAAAAACCCGGAAAATGCTTCAGATCGTTCAGTCGTTCAGTGGTGCTTTTGACAACTGTATAAATCCACAGCGTGTCCGAGAAGAAGGCGGCGGCCGGCGCTGTTGCCGGCATGACAACATTGTCGAGTTGTTGCAAATGCAATTCAAATCCTTGGCCCCAAAACTTCGGAACCTCAAATTTCGAACAATTTAAATATTTTTCTACGGGGTGGGTTGGGGTCAGCCGAAATGGAGCCAGCGCCCCGTTCCCCGATGATGTCGAAATGACATGATGTTGAAATGATATGAGTGTGAGCACTCACTTCACCGGCGGGCGCAAAGCGAGTTTTGCTTATCATGCGCCGATACCGTTTAAATTGAATTTAAGGTACCGCCACGGCGTTTTCAGGTCAAGGGTATATGTCGATGACCCCTGATAAGAAAAAACGCTCTACGGGCCTGTAAACCGCATGACCTTTTTATTTCATACCCGCTTGTGCCTCATACCCGCATCAGTTCGGTGCGATCCCGTGGCGATGAAGTGATGAAGCTTCCCCGAAGTGAGCACTCACTAACCTAACCGGCACAATAAAACCCGCCACGAATGACGGGTTTTATTTTGACGGCTACGCGGCCGGATTGAGTTTCGTTATGAGCGGCCAGAAATTGGCGGCCGGAAAGATATGTTCTGTTCCGCCACCGAGCGGCCGAGCGAGTATTACATTTTCGGTAATACCGAGTACCAGTAATAGTTCGGCGGTATCGCTTGCCGTGTTGACGCCAATGTTGCCTTTTTGGATAGTCATATCAGCCCCTTTGTCAGGCAAATTTGAGAAACGCCGTTTTCCCGCACGGTGTTGCGCTCATACCGAATTGCGCCCTCCGTTTCGAGAAACTCCCGCTCCGAACATTCGCGATAATCGGGGCCGCCTTCGACCTCAAAATCAAAGATAAAAAACCGCACGTCGATTTTCATGCCGCACCGCCTTTCGCAAAATTGGTTTTAACTTCCGAGCCGCGCATACTCGGCAAAGCGGCTTCCCTTGCTTCTCGGCAAGTGCGGTATGCGTTTGTCGAATAGCAGTATTTCCACTCCCCGCCGGTCAATACGTTGCGGTAATAAACGTTGATTTTGCGCGGGTATACTTTGAAATCTGTTTTCATAATTTCCCCCGTAATTAGTAAAGCAAGCACATAAAAACGAACACGGCCAACGATGCAAAGCCGAAAACCGCGCCGATAATCTCTGCGATGGTGGGTTTCATGGTTGCACCTCACTCGCCGCAAAACAGAAAACATAGCCTTTGCCATCCGCACTATCGCCGAATCGCATCCCGTCAAGATTCCAGTCTAATTTGTTGCGCTCAATCAACGCTTTGACGGCCTGAAAGTGAGCGATTTCATATGATTCAGCGTGTGGGTAAGGTATCGTCGCGGTAAAGCCGGTGCGTGTGTATGCCTTAATGCGTGTGCCGCGAGTGTTGGTGCAAGGTAAGCATTTCGTGTGTATGGCGATCATCATTTCCCCTTTTTTTATTGGCCGGTCAATCCGGCGTAAGCTGATTATATGTCACGTTGACCTGAATGCAACCCTTTCAGCATATCTAAGGCCATGGTATTTTTTAATCGTAATTCATTCGAAAATAGGTTTTGACAATGGCAGGCAAGCCGAAAAGAAAAACTGACGTTGCCACTTTGGAAAAAGTGGGCGAAGAAAAAGTGTTCGACGCCATCGCTTCGGGGGCAAGCTTGCGTAACCTTTGCGCCGCGTACTCCGTATCAATGGGAAGCCTTCACAAGTGGCTGACCGCACCGGAACGGGCGGACCGCTACGCGCGTGCACGCGTGGAGCGCGCCGCAAGCCACGCCGCTCGAATTGAACAGTTGGCAGACGATGTTGAAGCGGGGGTCACGCCGCCGGACGTGGCGCGGGTCAGCATTGATGCACGCAAATGGCTTGCGTCCCGCATGGATCATGGGAACTGGGGGGAACAGCGGGGAGCGCTAGTGAACATCAGCATCGCCGGATTACATGGGGATTCACTGAGGAAAATTGCTCCCCAAGTGATTGAAGCTATTGATGAAAGGGAGTAATGCAGTTACACTCTAATCAACACTGGCTGTCGGACGTGTAATTAAGTGGCGGGAATCATTAGGAATTCCGGCCTAATTCGCGAAGCGGTCAGTGTGTGGATGCCCACGAAAGTGAGCGCCCACTGACCGGAGTGTGGCGGAAAAACCACAGTTGGTTTTTTGGCAACCCCCCCCCGTCTGGCCTCGGCCGGCCGGGGCGGTGTCTGCGGAGGGTCTCACAGACCAACCCCCCCCCACCCCCGGTGCAGATCAACACTGACCGGAGAAAAAAAATTTATGAAAAAGTTCGTAGCCTACTACCGAGTGTCCACCGCCAAGCAGGGCCAGTCTGGGCTGGGTCTGGACGCCCAACAGGACGCAGTGCAGCGTCTAGTCGAGTTCAAGGGCGGCCAGATCATAGCCAGCTTCCGCGAAGTTGAGTCCGGAGCCAAAAGCGACCGACCCGAACTAGCCACGGCGATGAGCGTAGCCCGAAAGGAAAGAGCGACGATCATCGTGGCCAAGTTGGACCGGCTGGCGCGTGACGCGAAGTTTCTGCTGCATCTGGCCGACAGCGAAGTGCCGCTCTTGTTTGGCGACTTTCCTGACATGGACTGCACCACGCCGGTCGGTCGCATGGTCCTTACCCAGATGGCTTCTGTCGCCGAGTTTGAGCGCCGCCGTATCTCGGAACGTGTCAAAGCCGCTCTTGCCCAAGCCGCACTGCGTGGCGTGAAGCTGGGCGGCTTTCGGGGTGGTCATTTCCCTGAAGGTGTCCGTGAAGCTGGCCGGCTAAAGAAGCTGGAGATGGCCGAAAAGCGTAATATTGAACTTTACGAAACCATTCTGGAAATCGACGAAAACAACAATATGTCTCGGGCTAAGATTGCCGAACAAATGAACGTGCGCCGTATCCCACCCCCGTCCGGCAAGGGCAGGTGGGTAACGACCACCGTAACCCGCATACTGAAAAAAGTTGAGGAATTGAATGAACGCAAGCACGCCGCTGCAAGAAAATCCCTTCGATCAATTCATAGCCGATTACAGAAACAACCCCGTACGGTTTGTAAAAGAAGTCTTGGGGGTGGAGCCGGATAATTGGCAGGCGGAGATGATGACGGCGGTGGCGAAAGGCCATCGCCGCATTTCTATCCGATCAGGCCACGGTGTCGGTAAATCGACAGCCGTATCTTGGCTGGCCATTTGGTACATCCTGACCCGGTATCACGCCAAAATCGTTGTAACTGCGCCAACATCCGCCCAGTTGTACGACGCCTTGTTTGCCGAGATTAAGCGCTGGGTCAAAGAACTACCGCCCATGCTGAACGAGTTGTTGGAAGTCAAAGCTGAACGTATTGAGTTAAAGCAGTTTCCGCAGGAAAACTTCATTTCAGCCCGTACCAGCCGAGCCGAGCAGCCGGAAGCCTTGCAGGGTATCCACGCTGAAAACGTCCTGTTGATTGCCGACGAAGCCTCTGGTGTGCCGGAAGCCGTGTTTGAAGCGGCGGCCGGTTCCATGTCGGGTCACAGCGCCACAACGATTTTGCTGGGCAACCCTGTCAGGTCGTCGGGGTTTTTCTACGACACACATACGCGACTAGCGAATGAGTGGTGGACCCGCAAAGTGTCGTGCGTTGACAGCCCACGGGTGTCGGAAGCGTACGTCAAAGAGATGGCCAGCCGATATGGAGAGGAATCGAATGCTTTTCGCATCCGTGTGTTGGGAGAGTTTCCTAGATCGGACGACGACACCGTCATCCCGATGGAATTGCTCGAATTGGCGGTTCAGCGCGATGTTCAACCAACCAAGTTTTCGCCTTTGGTTTGGGGGCTAGACGTCGCCCGTTTCGGGTCCGACAAGAGCGCCTTGTGCAAACGTCAGGGCAACACAGTGCCAGAACCTGTACGCGTCTGGGCCAACCTAGACCTGATGCAGTTGACGGGGGCCGTGGTGGCCGAATGGGAGGCGTTGATACCGTCTGAGCGGCCGACCGAAATACTGGTGGACAGCATCGGACTAGGGGCCGGTGTGGTCGATCGATTACGCGAACTTGGCTTGCCGGCCAGAGGCATCAACGTGTCAGAAAGTCCCGCCATGGGACTAACCTACCGCAATCTGCGGGCCGAACTCTGGCACAAAGCCAAGGCGTGGTTGGAGAAGCGCGACTGCCGTATTCCCAAAGATGAGAAGCTGATAGCTGAATTGGCAACGGTTCGGTACAGTTTTACCAGTAACGGCAAAATACAAATCGAGTCCAAAGACGAAATCAGAAAGCGCGGTTTATCCAGCCCTGACTTGGCCGATGCTTTTGTTTTGACTTTCGCAAGTGACGCCGCAACCGCCAGTTATGGGACAAATTACAACAGTAAGTGGGCGAAACCCTTGCGCCGAAATGTTTCTCTGGTATAGTTCATTTGCCGCTTCGCGGCTTTCATGATCTCCTTTCTCCGTAGTGTTTTGGGGGCTGGCCGCAAAGCTGGCCCCTTTTTTTAGGCCCGAATTGTGCTAAACTCCGCGCGAATATTGCCCGCCCTGTTAAAGGAAATTTATGTGGGATTTGATTACCGCTGCGTTGTCGCAATACGGCAACCAGTTAATGGCGAACCCGATGGTCGCGGCCGGCAAAGGGTTGTGGGATAACTTTGGCCCAAAAGACCCGTCGATTGACCCGTACAAACCAGAGCAGCCAATCGTCTACGCCGACGACGGAACGCTCAAACCGCCTGCGCCCAACCCCTACGCCGACCTGTTGTCGGCCGCATCTCAGCCGTCGCAGCAACAGCAACAGGTAAAACCGCCGCGAATGGCGCAGATGCCTTACCTGCCACCCAGCCAGATTACACCCAATCTTGGCATGAGCCAGATGCCTAATATGCCTTTGTATCGTCAGGCTTACGGCCGATATTTCTAAGAGAATTTTATGGCCACAAAATCATACGTTCCGGTCGATGACGTCGAAGCAATCGAAGACTACCTCGATTCCTTAGAGAAAGAACACGACGAACAAGAGGCCCAAGAAAACGCCGAACCCGGCGAAGCCATGGAGCCGATGGACGACCGCAATCTGGAGTCAATCGTTGCCGGCGAATTGCAGGACGCAGTCCGCTACATTGACCTAGACATCGGCGGTGCCCGCGCACTGGCGACGAGCTACTACCGTGGCGACCCACTGGGGGATGAAGAAGAAGGCCGCTCCCGCGTCATTTCGATGGACGTTCGGGACACGGTCATTGTCACCCTGCCGCAATTGATGCGCGTGTTCTTCTCGTCCGAAAATGTTGTCGAGTACGCACCGGAAACCCCTGAAGAAACTCAGATGGCCGCGCAGGCCACTGATTACGCCAATTACATTGTGCAGCGCGACAATGATGGCTTTGGCGTCGTGTATTCGACTTTCAAAGACGCGTTAGTCCGTAAAAAGGGTTTCATCAAATACTGGTGGGACACGGCCGAAGAAGTCAAATCCGAGGACTACAGCGGTCTGGACGACAACGCTTTGGCGTCCTTGATGATGGACCCAGAGGGGGCCGAGTTCACCGTTGTTGCGTCCTACCCAGCGCCGGGGGCCGAACCGCAGATGGACCCCATGACGGGCCAGCCATTACCCCCGCCGACGTTGCACGACGTACGTATCAAGCGCCGCACAACCAAAGGCCGAGTGCGTATTGAATCCCTGCCGCCGGAAGAATTCATTATCGACCGCCGGGCGCGGAACCTGAAAGACGCAATGGTTGTCGCCCACCGTTCCATGAAAACCGTCTCGGAACTGGTGGCGATGGGTTACGACGAAGACGAGATGCAGTCGTTCGTAACCTCCAACGAACTCGACACCAATATTGAATACATCACCCGCCAGCCATTGGCGCGGGCGGTGGGCGGTTTCGACAGTTTCAACCCAGCCCTTGGTCGTGTTTTGTATTTCGAGTGCTACGCCAAGGTGGACTTTGACGGCGACGGAATTGCCGAGTTGCGCAAAGTCTGTATGGCCGGCCCAAGCTTCAAACTGCTGCACCACGAAGCTGTAGACCACGTACCGTTTGCTGTCTTTGACTGCGACCCTGAACCCCACACGTTCTTTGGTCTGTCTCAGGCCGACGTGACGATGGATATTCAGCGCATCAAGACGCACATTCTGCGTAACACCCTTGACTCGCTGGCGCAGTCCATCAACCAGCGAATGACCGTCGTAGAAGGTCAGGTCAACATTGAAGACGTCCTGAACAACGAAGTTGGCGGTCTGATCCGCCAGCGTGCGCCGGGTATGGTGCAGACGCTTGAAACCCCGTTCTTGGGTCAAGCCGCCATGCCGATCCTTGGCTACATGGACGAGATACGCGAAACTCGTACTGGCATGAGCAAAGCCAGCATGGGTCTGGACCCTGATGCCCTTCAATCAACGACCAAGGCGGCGGTAGCCGCGACCATTACGGCCAGCCAAGGGCAAGTCGATTTGCTTGCCCGTATTCTGGCCGAAGGCATGAAACAGTTGTTCAAGGGCATTCTTTACCTGATCGTCAAACATCAGGACGTGCCGCGCATGATTAAGGTGCGCAACGACTGGGTGCCGATGGACCCCCGAACGTGGAACGCCAACATGGACGTCACGGTGAACGTGGCGCTGGGCACCGGCACGACTGACCAGAAGCTGGCCGCTTTGCAGATGATTGCCGCCAACCAGAAAGAAATCTTGGTGACGGTTGGCCCGAACAACCCGCTGGTGACGATGGGCCAGTACGCAAACACCCTGCGCCGCATGGTGGAGTTGGCCGGCTTCAAAGACGCCAGCCAGTTCTACAACGCTCTGCCGCCCGACTTCCAGCCGCCGCAGCAGGCACCCAAGCCCACGCCGGAAGAAGTTCTGGCGCAGGCACAGGCCCAAGCTATTCAGGCTGACGTGGCCAAGAAAGCCGCCGAACTTGATCTCAAAGACAAAGAAATGACGATGGTTGACGCCCGTGAGCGCGAGAAGATCGCGCAAGACGGCCAGCTTCGCCAGCTTGAACTCGAGTTGAAATATCAGGCCCAGATCAACGACGGCCAAGTCCAGCTAGAAATTGCGCGACAGTCTGAAGCCATTCGCAAAGCGGCGCAGACTGAAACGGCCATGGTCAACGCCATGATGCCGACGCCCAGCCCACAAGGTGCTTTATGAGCCATACGCCAGCCGCTTATTTCATCCTGACGTTTTTTCACGCCGGAACAGACGCCCACCTTCAGCATCTGTCCACCCGGTCGTACGCCCAGCATAAGGCGTTGCAGGAATTTTACGAAGGCATTGTCGAACTAATTGATAGCTACGCTGAAGCCTATCAGGGCAAATACGGCCTGATTGAACAGTACCCGACCTTTTACAAGCGCATGAAGCGCGTTGAAGACCTGACCCCCATCTTGGCCGAGATGCGCCAAGACCTACCCGCCGACAGCGAACTTCAGAACATTTTGGATGAAGTCGCCGCCCTTATTGATTCCACGGTTTACAAACTTAAATTCCTTACATGAGCGAAAAAGATATCGAAAGAGCAAGGCACGCAGCGGCCCTCTTGGATAATCCCCTGCTAATAGAAATTCTCGATGGTATGAAAGACAGCTACGTTTCGGCGTGGCTTTCTTCCAGACCAGAGGACATAGAGACGCGAGAGCGTCTTTATTTGCAATCGCAATTGGTAGATGCTTTTACCCGCGATCTTCGAATTATTGTGGAAAACGGGGCAATTACCAAAGCGATAATCAAACGCCGCAATGAACGTAATTAGCGGCTTCTCTTTACTTATTTGCTAAAAGGTATATAAAATGACTACAAGCGCCAACAATCCTTCGGGAACTGGTGAGTCGATTTTTGATGCACAGAATGCTTTCGCCTCCATATTGGCCGTCGAAGACGGAGAACCAGAAGCGGGCGAGGCGCAACCGGAAGAAGAAACCGTTGAGGTAGAAGCTTCCGAATCCGAGGATGAAACCGAGGCTACGCAAGACGCCGAGGAAGAATCCGAATCCGATGAAGGCGAAGAAGCCGAGGAAGACGAAAAGCCACCTAGCACTTTCCGCGTCAAGGTAGACGGCGAGGAAGTCGAGGTTACGCTAGACGAACTCCAGAAGGGCTATAGCCGGACTCAGGATTACACGCGCAAGACTCAGGCACTGGCAGAACAGCGGAAAGCCGCCGAAGCCGAGACTGAGGCAGTGCGTCAGGAAAGAGCGTATTACGCTCAGATGTTGCAGGTTTTGCAGCAGCAGTTCCAGCAGACTGAAGCGCAGCCGGACTGGGATGCCCTCTACCAAGAGAATCCTACCGAATGGGTCAGGCAGCGAGAACTGTGGCGAGACAGGCAGGAAAAGGCCCGCGCCGTTGAAGCTGAAAGCCAGCGTATGCAGGCGATTCAGCAGCAGGAAAACGAGCAGGCCAGACAGGCGAGAATTGCCGAGGAAGCGAAAAAGCTTTTCGACGCCATCCCAGAGTGGAAGGACGAAAAGCGAGTAACTGAGGAACGGGCGAAGTTGGTCGAAACGGCCAAGAAGGTCGGATTCTCAGACGAAGAACTCGGACAGATTCAAGATCACAGAGCGCTAGTTGTGCTGAGAAAAGCAGCCCTCTACGACGAACTGATGAGCAAGAAATCTCAAATCAAGCCTAACCCTGCAAGTGGACCGAAACTGGCCAAGCCGGGTTCTGCCACCACAAAGCCGAGCAAACGAACTGAAGCGCAGATCGCTCAAGAGCGTCTTGCAAGAACAGGCAGCATAAAAGATGCAGCCGCAGCTTTTGACCAATTTATTTAATGAGGTGACATAATGTCCGTACCATCAAATACCTTTCAGACCTTTCAGGCAAAAGGCATCCGCGAAGACCTCGCGAACGTAATCTATAACATTTCCCCCGCCGAAACTCCGTTCATGTCGAACGCCGGCAAAGAGACTGTTTCCAACACCTATTTCGAGTGGCAGGTTGACTCCCTCGCATCGGCTTCGACCACGAACGCCGCTGTTGAAGGCGACGATCCGACCATTGCACAGACCAGCCCTACCAACCGCGTTGGTAACTACACCCAGATTTCGGTGAAGACCGTTTCTGTGTCGGGCACTCTGGAAGCTGTTGACAAGGCAGGCCGCCGTTCGGAAATGGCTTACCAGTTGGCCAAGCGCTCCAAAGAACTGAAGCGCGATATGGAAAGCATTGCGACTTCCAATCAGGCCGCATCTGCTGGTTCGTCTTCGACCGCACGTAAGACTGCTGGTCTGGAAGCATGGCTCACCACCAACACCAACCGTGGTTCGGGCGGTGCGTCGGGTACTCTGTCGGGCACGACTTCGGGCTATCCGAACGCTGGCGCGACTGACGGTACACAGCGTACTTTCACCGAGACGCTGCTGAAGGACATGGTCAAGCAGGTTTACACCAACTCGGTGTCTCAGCCTCCGATCCTGATGGTTGGCCCTGCCAACAAGCAGCAGGCTTCGTCCTTCCCCGGTATCGCTCTGAACCGCTACCAGATCAACTCGCCAAAGCCCGGTGCAATTATCGGCGCGGCTGATGTCTATGTAAGCGATTTCGGCGAAATTTCGGTCGTTCCGAATAGGTTCCAGCGTGAGCGTACTGCTTTCGGTGTCAACCCTGAGTACGCTTCTATCGTGACGCTGCGTAACTTCCAGCAGATCGAACTGGCCAAGACTGGTGACAGCGACAAGCGTGAACTGCTGGTCGAGTGGGGCGTTAAGATTCACAACGAAGCTGCGCACGGCGTCGTTGCTGACCTCAACACCTCTTACTGATAAGCGGAAACAAGCCGGGGAGCGATCCCCGGCTTTTTGCACATGGAAAAAAGATTATTTGATGTAGACCCGTTTACCGGCATTACGGAATATTTCTATTACGACCCGGATGCCGACAAGGTCACAATCCAGCAAGTGCAGGACACGACCCATATCGTTGAACAGAATAAATCTCAGTTCAACGCAACGGACGAACGCGCCAAGTGGGGTGAGTGGTCTAAGGTCGCGTCTATACCCATTTCGGTATGGGCCGATTTGAACGCCAAAGGAATTGTGCGCGACAAGACCGCGTTCAAGAAATGGCTGAACGACCCCGACAATCAGTATTTCAGAACCCGACCCGGCCGAGTATGACCAAACCACACGTAGCAGTCTGCGTTCCATCCCGCGACATGGTGTCAGCGGGATTTGCTTTTGATTTGTGCCGAATGGTGGTCCGTGCCGACTGCGATGTATCGCTGTTGAATATACAGGGCACGTTGATTGTGAACCAGCGCACTGACCTTGCCAAACAGGCAATTGCCATGGGCGCAACGCACATCTTGTACCTTGATGACGATATGCGGTTCCCAGCCGATACGCTTGACCGGCTGCTGGCGCACAACAAGGCAATTGTCGCGGCCAACTACGCCACCCGGAAATTTCCGATTCAGCCGGTGGCTTTTGCCAACGATGAAGACTTGACCCGCGTACATACCAATCCGGATTCTACGGGGCTTGAATCCGTATCTTCCGTTGGAATGGGCGTTATGTTGGTGAAATCTGAGGTATTTGATAAAATCGGGTTGCCGTATTTTATGATTGGTTTTTCGATGAAGAACCAAGAATTTACGGGCGAAGATATCTTCTTTTGCCGAAAAGCGCGCGCTGCGGGGTTCGACGTCTACGTTGACCATGACCTGTCCAAAGAGGTCAAGCACACAGGAACGCTCGACTTTCAGCACGACCATATTTGGGCGACGCAAGGGGCCGAGTAAATGGCAATTACGAATTACACCGAGTTGAAGTCTGCGGTTGCGGATTGGCTTAACCGCCAAGACCTAACCGCCGTCATCCCGTCCTTTATTTCGCTGGCCGAAGCACAGTTCAACCGCGACGAGCGCTTGCGCACCCGCGACGCCATCGTACGCGCGACAGCCACGATTGACGAGCAGTACGAAGCCCTGCCGTCTGACTACATTGAGATGCAGAATTTCCAGATCAATAGCCAGACGCCGTTTCAGCGGTTGCAGTTTTTGACCCTGAACCAGATGGACGAGTACAAGTCCAGTTTTACGACCGCTGGCGTGCCCAAGTATTACACTGTTGTCGGCAATCAGATTGAAATGCTGCCGGTGCCGGGCGACAGCTACACGGCCGAGATGGTCTATTATGCAAAAATCCCAGCGCTGTCGGACACCAACCCGACAAACTGGCTTTTGACCAAACACCCGGACATTTACTTGTACGGCGCTTTGATCCAGACCGCCCCTTATCTGAAAGACGACGAGCGGGTCGGCACATGGGCCAACCTGTACGAGCGCGGTATTGGCGACGTAGCCGTATCCGCCGAACGGGCGATTTATGCAGGGTCCGTCATTAAAATTCGTACCAGAGCGTATTGATAGGGGAACGACATGGCAGGTTCATTTAGTGATTATCTCGAAGACAAAGTTCTAAAACACGTCTTCACCAACACGGCCTACACGGCCCCTTCGACGCTGTACGTTGGCCTGTTTACCGCTGCGCCGACAGACGCCGGCGGTGGCACTGAGGTGTCGGGCGGCTCTTACGCCCGCCAGTCCATGGCGTTCACGGTGTCGGGTTCTAGCCCCACACAGGCGGCTAATACCAGCGCCGTTGAATGGCCGACAGCCACCGCAAGCTGGGGCACGATTGTCGCCGCTGCCGTGTTTGACGCGTCATCCAGCGGCAATATGCTGGCGTGGGCAGACTTGACCAACAACAAGACGATTTCGTCTGGCGACGTGTTCCGCTTCCCGGCGTCCAGCTTTGTCGTAACACTGGCCTAAAGCGATGGCTGGGCGCGGCTACGGCGTAGGTAACTACGGCGACAGCCTTTTTGGCGTCACCAATTACGTTGACGCTGGCCGCAACTACGGTGCCGGCGCGTACGGCACCAGCCTGTACGGCACGTCCGATTACGCCATTTACGGGGCGCGTTCGACGGCCGAGTCAGCAGTTACGGCCAACGGTGGTTTCCTATTTGAAGCGTCTTGCACAGTCAGTGCGGTTTCTAACGTAGTCGCCGAAGCAACGCAGATTGACGTCGGTGCGGCGGTTGTTAGTGCCGTGTCTACGGTGGCAGCAGACGGCGTCTACGTTGGAGAAGGCGCAGCCAGCCCGGCTGGCGTTACAGCAGTTACAGCAGACGGCACCCGGATACAAACCAGCCAAGCCGAACCGTTTGCTTTGTCGGCCGTCACTGCCGACGGTCAGCAGATTTATCTTGGCGGGTTGACAGTTGCCGGAGTTTCGGCGGTTGCGGCAGACGGCCAACGAGTGTTTCTGGCCGAATTCCTGTCTGCGACAGAATCGGACGGCAGCGCAACAGCATTGGCAGTTTACGAAGGCGCGGTTGATTTACCAGCCGAGTCGAATGTTACGGCGAATGCGACCCAAGTATTTTCAGCAGCGTGGTTGTCGAATGCCATTTCGGTAATAACGGCAAACGGTACGAAACTTTGGGAACCTATTCCCGACGAAACGACAATTTGGACAGAGGCGGCAAATGAGTCTACATTGTGGACGGAAGCCTCTGATAATCCGACAAATTGGAATATAATCAACGGCAATACTGTGATTTGGACTCAAGTGCCAGACACTTCAACTAATTGGACACCTGTTCAGGGGTAATACATGGCCGATACTACAACGACCAACCTTGGGTTGACGAAACCGGAAGTCGGCGCGTCAACGGACACTTGGGGCACCAAACTCAATACCGACTTAGACACAATTGACGCCCTGTTTGCGGCGGCCGGCACGGGCACGTCAGTTGGCCTAAATGTCGGCGTTGGCAAAACTTTGACTGTTGCCGGTACGCTGACCGTGACCGGATCGGCTACTTTAGCCAACCCGCAGATCAACGGATTTACCGGCAGCAGCGCCGTCGTCAACATCGGGGCCGGCCAGTTCTACAAGGCTACAGGCGGCAGCATCGGCATTGGCACGGCATCGCCCAGCGCCAAACTTCACGTTTCCGGCTCCAGCGTCAGCAACTCCAATATGCGGCTGACAAACACCGGCGTTGGCGGCCGAGCGTGGGAGTTCAACCCGTATTCTGCCGACCTGTCAGACGATGGGCGGTTCACACTGCGTGACGCGACTGCTGGCGCTGACCGCATCACGATTGACAGCACCGGCCGTTTGACCGTTGCGAAAGCAGCCACTGGCGCGGTCAACGCGCTGGGCAATTCGTCCGGCACAATCACGTTGGATATGAACAGCGCCAACAACTTCAGCATGACGTTAAACGCCAACAGCACGAACACGCTGGCCAACCCGAGCAACCAGACCGCCGGCCAGAGTGGCACCATTGTTATAACGCAGGACGCCACCGGCAGCCGTACTTTGGCTTATGGGTCGAACTGGAAATTCCCCAGCGGCACCGCGCCGACGCTGACCACAACGGCCAACGCTGTTGACGTCTTGGCCTATTACGTTGAATCCGCCTCGCGCATTACGGCGCGGCTCATTTCGGATGTGAAGTAATGAGCGTCACACAGAACAGCCTGTTATTGGCCGGTGACGACGGCTACCGGATCAGCCGGTCGGTACGACTCCGTTCGAGTGCGAGCGCAACATTTACGCGAACTCCGAGCGTTGATGGGAACCGCAAGAAGTGGACATGGAGCGCGTGGGTAAAGCGTGGTTCGCTAGGATCATCTGGGTATCTAATGTCTTGCACGTCCCAATCTGGGAATGATGGCATCGCTGCTTTGTATTTTTCAAGCGATCAACTTCATACCTACTACGATACCAACACGACAAACCCAGCCGGCGCAGTAGGGCCAGCGGTATACCGTGATCCGTCTGCTTGGTATCACATTGTGTGGGTAGTGGACGCCGCCAATACGATTCACTACGTCTACGTCAACAACGTACTTGTTTCGACAGACACATCGAAGTATCCGCCAAATTACGATTACGCCATGAATAGGGCGGGATACGTTCAAAACATAGGTACGCAAGCATGGGGGCCGACTAACTACTTCGACGGCTACCTTACCGAAGTCAACTTCATCGACGGTCAAGCTTTGACTCCATCGTCATTCGGCGAAACCGATGCAGTGACTGGCGTATGGAAGCCGAAAAAGTACACAGGCACCTACGGCACAAATGGCTTTTACCTGAACTTCTCCGACAACAGCGCGGCTACTGCTGCGGCTATCGGTAAGGATAGCTCAGGCAACGGCAACAACTGGACACCGAACAACATCAGCGTGACTGCTGGCGCGACGTATGACTCGATGCTGGATGTGCCGACACAGTGGGCTGACGGCGGGAATGGTCGTGGTAATTATGCGACGTGGAACCCGATAGATCATCCAACAACTTTTATTGCGCCGACAAACGGGAACCTAAGTCAAAACTGTAATACAGCAGCATGGACTTTGTGCGTTCCGACATTTGCAATTCCTGATGGCTCCGGTCTTTGGCAGTGGGAGCTAGTTCAAACAGGAACGGCAAACGGTGCTAATGCGGTTGGTGTCTGCCTGACCACTGTTCAAGCAAGTGTCACTGGCGCACCATCTAGCAGAGCAGGATGTTCTGGCGTTGATAACGTAGGTACTACGTTCATCAATGGCGCTACTTCGGGTTCGATAACCTATCCGACTGTCGGCAACACGATAACCTGTTTGTACGATGCAACGAACAGAACACTGCAAGTGTTTGACAACGGAACTTCTAAAGGCACAATTACTGGATTACCTGCTGGTGATGCAAGGCCGTTTGTTGCTGCTTCATCTAGCAATGGTTCGCCGACTTTTGTTGCCAATTTTGGGCAAACATCTTTTGCGTATAACAAGGGCGGCAAAGCACTGAACACGCTGAACCTGCCAGCGCCGACTATCCTGAAGGGCAATCAGTATTTTGATGCGCTGACATGGACTGGTGACGGAACTGCAAACCGCAATATCACCGGCCTGAACTTTCAACCTGATCTGGTATGGGAAAAAGCCAGAGCAAACGTCGCATCAGTTGCTCGTGATAATCAGTTGATTGATGCCGTTCGGGGCGCTGGAAACACGCTGTCATCAAACCGCACAGATGCTGAAGATACGTCGCAGGGATACGGCAACGACGGTACTGTGTCAGCGTTTCTCTCCAACGGGTTCACTGTTGATCTTGGTGGTGCCAATGTAAACTTCAGCAGCACCCCCTATGTAGCGTGGAACTGGAAAGAAGGCGCAACGCAGGGCTTCGACATTGTGACGTATACAGAAGCAGCAGGTGCTAACACCATTCCGCACAACCTTGGTGTAACTCCAAAGATGTTCATTACCAAGCGACGCGATGGAGCAGAAAACTGGATTGTTTGGTTTACTGGTTTTGCCTCAACGGAAGCTCTTTATCTGAATAGCACCGCCGCAAAAGGCGCGTCTGGAAGTGCGTGGATATCTTTGAATTCATCCAACGTCGTTGTTACAAGCGGTCAATGGACTGGCACTGGATCGAAGGTCGCCTACCTGTTCGCCGAAGTCGCAGGCTTTTCCAAGTTCGGAAGCTACACAGGCAACGCGTCTGCTGACGGGCCGTTTGTGTTCTGTGGGTTTAGACCGAAGTACATTTTGATTAAGTCAACCGCGACAGTGAACTCATGGCATATCGCAGACACAAGTCGCAGCCAATACAACCAAGCTGTCGAAACTGTTTGGGCCAACGAGTCTTCTGTTGAAAGCACTAGTTCAACGCAGGCAATCGACATTCTTTCAAACGGCTTCAAGATCAGAAATTCCACCAGTGAGATGAACAACTCTGGAACGTCTATGATCTTCGCAGCCTTCGCCGAAAACCCATTCAAGAACGCTCTTGCGAGGTAACCCATGTTTCTGCTGAACGGACAACCGCTGCCACTGGATACGCCATTTAAGGATGCCGCCGGTAATTCGTACCCAGCCAACTGGCTGCGGCTCACTACGATCCAAGAAAAAAACGCTATCGGTATTACCGAGGTTTCTGACCCGGAGCCACAAGTTAATGAAGGAGAAGGTCAATGACAAGGTCAAGAGATTTAGCTGATTTTGCAGATTCAGCAGCTAATGCTGAAGGCGCGCGTCCGTTAATTTTATACACAGCACAAACAGCTTCAGGCACTTCTGTTGACTTCAATGATATTCCGTCTGGGGCAAAGCGGATTACAGTGATGTTTAGTAATTTAAGTACAAATGGTACAAGTCTACCGTTAGTTCAAATTGGTGACGCCGGCGGTATTGAAGATACTGGGTACATTTCCACATCATCATCTATACCAAATGGTTCTTCACCAAACACTTCTGGCAGCACCGCCGGCTTTGCTATACGTTCGACCCAAGCATCAAACATAATAAGCGGTCACATGGTAATTACATTTGTAGGTAGTAATTTGTGGGTAAGTTCTCACGCGCTTAAACAAGATACTGCCGCCACAATGACGGGCGCTGGAGAAAAAACTTTAAGTGATACGTTAACTCGTCTTCGCATTACAACAACCAACGGCACGGATACCTTCGACTCCGGCACTATCAATATTATGGTGGAGGTATGATGCAGGATTGGCTGACTAACCTTGGCGTCGGCATCGCTGCTGCTGGAGCTGGTGCCTACGGTATGTACCAGAAGATCATGGCTGACAGCCGCAGCAACAAGGCCGCTGATGTTACTGACGCTGCGTGGCAGCAGGTCATCACGACCCTGCGCGAGGAAGTCACACGCCTGTCTGATAGGCTGGCTGCTGTCGAGGAACAGAACCGCAAGTGCGAGGAGATGAACGATGCCTTGCGCGAGGAATTGATTGCCATGAAAAAGCAGTTGCATCTCTTTTAATATGTGGACCCGTTAACTCTACTTGCTGCTGCCAATGCTGCTGTCGCTGCCGTAAAAAAAGGCTGTCAGTTATACAAGGACATAAAGGGGGCAGCCGGGGAGGTCAAGGATGTACTGGATGATCTGAAGACTCAGTTCGGGAAGATCAAGAACCCGACCAACGCCCAGAAGATTCAGTACAACGAGGAGGTTGCAAGGGTACAGGAGATTGGCAAGGCTGACCCGAATGATGTGTTTATCCAGATTGGTAATGATCTGGGTGCATTGATGGATGAGTACGACAAGATCGGCAAGGTGTTTATCCAGCAGGAGGCAGAGGCACAGCAGGTTTATACCGGCACGGAGAGCATAGGCAAACGTGCGTTGATGCGCGTCATCATCCGGTCAAGGTTGGATGCAATGCTGGCAGAGTTACGCGAGACAATGGTTTATAAAGCGCCACCTGAATTGGGTGCATTGTGGACTAAGTACGAAGCAATGTGGAAGCAGATCGTTATTGAGCAGGACGAAGCGCATAAGCGTGAAACTGCAAAGATGCAGATAGAGGCGGCAAGACAGCGCAGACTGGCTAGAAAAAGGAAAGAAGAAGCGGTATGGGTTGGAGCAATCCTTTTCGTCGTGGCGTGGTACGTCGGAACCATGCTCCTGCTTCGAACGAGTCAGACGTACCGTGGTCTTTACTCATCGCCGTGGTGGTCTTGTGTTTTGTGTTAGTCATTGCTTTGCCTGTAATGGGTGTGATGTACATGGATATGAACAATGCGTTGCGTCGAGCTGAAGAAGAAACACGCAAAATGAAAGACCTTAGAATAAAAGTTGTCCGTGAACTGAGGGGTGAAGAATGATTACGATGCAACAGTTCAAGCAGTTGGTGCCAAACACTAAGTACCCACAGCAATGGTACGACGCGCTGTTTGGCAGGCAGGTCGAGCTTGTCGGCAAGTCATTGCTTGAAGACTACGAGATCAATACACCGAAGCGCATCGCTGCGTTCATGGCGCAGTGTGGCCATGAGTCTGGCGGATTCGTATGGCTGACAGAAAACCTAAACTACAGCGCTGCTGGCTTACTAAAAACTTTTGATAAGTATTTTAAAGATCAAGCAACCGCCAACGCTTATGCCCGGCAACCAGACAAAATTGCAAACAAGGTCTATGCCAATCGCATGGGCAATGGCCCGGAGTCTTCAGGAGATGGTGCTCGGTACAAGGGCCGCGGTCTAATCCAAGTCACTGGCAAAGATAATTATTTCTGGTTTGCATCATCTCTTGGAATCACGCCAGAGGAAGCGTCTGAGTACATGCAGACATTTGAAGGCGCGGCACAAAGTGCTTGCTGGTACTGGGAGCAAACAAGCCTGAATAAGCTGGCTGATGCCGGCGACATTTTGACTATGACCAAACGAATTAATGGAGGCACCATTGGACTTGAAGACCGTAAGAAACATTACGCTCATGCTCTGCATGTGCTGGGCGGCTAGTGCTTGCAGTGATCGGTTTAGGTATCCTTGCCAAGACCCAAAGAACTGGGAGACTACAGAATGCAAACCACCTATTTGCACTGCAACCGGCACTTGTCCTGAAGACGTTACTCAACCTGAAAAGGTAAAGCCATGATCTTGAAAGCCACAGAAGAACAACTGAATTCTCTACTGAAGTTCACAATCGGGATTACTTTCTGCTTAATCTTGGTCATCATGGCAGGTCTGTCGATGTACTCGGTGGTGTTTGTCACCCAGCCAATGTCGGGCATGGCTCCGGCAGATAAGAATTTTTTCCTGCTGTTGTCGGATATGTCCAAGTACATACTCGGCGCGCTGGCAACCCTCATTGCCGTCAAGGGTAAAGATGCTTTCGTGCCGCCGCCCGGCATCTCAACCGCTGCTGATTTTAAAGATGCAACACCACCCAAGCCTGCGCCCGTTGTGACCACTACAGTGACCACAGTACGCAGCGAGGGAGATCCTGTTGCCGCTGGCTACGCTGGCAAACCTGCGCCTATTCAACCACCCCACCCGGAGAGAGATGAATGAAAACCTTAATCGCGATTCTGGCCTTTGTGCCATTGGTTTTGTTTGCTGCTGAAACTAAAAAGGTTTGCCACAAGGAAAAGCAAAAGGGCAAAGAGGTCGAAGTTTGCAAGATGGTGAAGATGCATAAGAAATTGGACGGCACCAAGGTTCCGCCAAAATGAACATCGCCTACACTGCGCTGGCCGTCATGATTGCTGCCGGGGCGGCTGGCGCTTATGGGTACATGCAAGGGGAAGAGTCTG